CAAGATCTTCGGCATTCAGGATCTCGTATGATTGTCTGGTTCGAGAACGTAGAGACAGGCCAGCAATGGTGCGTCGATGATCCAGACATGATCGCACGGCTGGACGCTAACAAGGAATTCAAGCGTGTCGAAAAGGCCAAAAAGACCACGTCAAAGAAGGCAAAGGCGGAGGAAACCTCCGCAGAGTAGGAGGTGACTCATGGCATTTGACCCAACGCCTGAAATGATCAATGACCTAATGACTATGACAGGGGCATCGGTAGCAGAAGCTGATGCCCTTACTCTTGTCCTGAAGATCACGGGCACGAAGGTGCTGAACGACATCAATCAGGAATGCATGCCGAAGGCACTTGAACCGATCGTGGTCGAGATGGCCGCGGACGCTTATCGCCTCAACAAGCAGGCCCAAGGAGCGGGGAACGTCGGCGAGATTGCCGGCACGATCTCGTCAGTGACTGATGGTGGACAAAGCGTTAGCTACCGTGACTCAAGCTATCAGCAGGTGCTTGCGTCCGTGGCGACGGTGCTTAAGGACTACTCTCCACAGTTGGCGCGCTTCCGGAAGACTGGATGGTGATGCCGTATGAAGATTCCTGATTCATTCAAGGCGGTTCAGCGGCAAGTCTTCCAGGATAAGGTGATTCAACATCGTCCAGCTGTCACGCAGACCGGGTCACTCGGCTCTGTGACGGTCGTCCCGGGGAGCATTTCTTCCTCCTACGGCTGCAACTTCCAGCTCCTCTCCGATGCTCTCGTAGCGCAGGAGTGGGGGTTGGTCGTTGCGCAAGATGCGAAGGTGACGAGCTCTGATCCGCTGCCAATAGCTGTTGGCGATTACGTCCAATTCAGAGGCAAGGTCTACAAAGTCATCGGGCATCCGGTCTATGACAGCCATGACGAGCTGATACTCCAGTTCCAACAGGGAGCTGTCACCGTCTTCCGCGACATACCACAACCTCCCTACAAACAAGGCGACCTCTGGCACATGCCCGAGCTTACCGTTGATTACTGGCTTAATTGCGGATTGACAGTCGACCAAGTCATGGCTCTAGGCTTCACAGTCGACGAGAGGATGGGCGGTCACTCGTATGTCTGTGTCAATAGCCGCGCATCAGGGAGCTTTAACCGCGCTGATTGGAAGCTGACCGGGACGACGGATAAAACATCGGCTAAGCTCTTGGAGGCGATTTAGTTATGGCGGAAGAGATAAAAGGATGGTCCAGTCTCATGGCGAAGCTTGATGCCTTGGGCGGTTCGCATCTGGAGGAAGCGGCGAAAGAGTCGGTCCTGATGCTTGCGCTTGCGACAACGGCAGCGGCAAAGCTGCTTGTTCCCGTTGACTCCGGAGAGCTTCGAGCTTCTATCCACGAAGCCGTAGAGGTTGATGGCTCACAGGCCGTCGGCTACAGCTACACCAACAGCGATCATGCGGCCTACGTTGAGTTTGGCACGGGTCCTGTTGGCGCTGAAAGCGGCGGAAACGGTTATCCGGTCAAGGTCCACTATTCGCTAGGTCCATTTTTGGTCAAGCGCGGAACGGGCAGACCGGGGGAAGTCGTTGAGTCATATGAAGACTATTGGGTGTACTGCGATGAGCAAGGCAGGTTCTTTGCGACTCGCGGACAGCCTGCCAAGCCTTTCATGTATCCGGCAGCAAAAGAGGTCGAGAAGCAAGCGCAAAAGATCATGGCGTCAGCGATCAAATCGTACATCGCAAAAGCGACGGGAGGTGTAAGGTGATCAGTTTTCTTGAATGGATTTATCCGAAACTTCCAGAGATCGACGGGATCACTTGGTGCCCTGGTTGGCCGCAGGATTTCAACACGCTTCCTAGAGGATGCTTCCGTCTGGCTGATGACTCGACGGGAGTAGTGACGACTGAAGGCGAAGGTAGCGCAAGGGTCGGAATTTATACGGACACGTGGCACAAGACACCTGAAGACAGAGAAGCTGTGCTTAAGCAGCTAAAAACGCATTTTGACAGCCTCGGGATGAGCCGAGGCATGACTCGCCAGGTCGAGGAGTTGAGGCCGGACGGGCAGCTTGCCTATCGTCTCACCGTTCTTTGGTCGGGCGAATATGATCACGAGATGGGTCGCATGTGTCGGCCCTAGAAAGGATTGAATATGGCACATACAACCAAAGGAACCATTTTTTATTACTACACGAAGGAAACAACGCCGAAAGCGACGCAGATCTACGGGATGATGGATAAGCCCGCCTTACCTGGTTTGCCGAACAAGGTGGAGGCAACCTCGCAAGAGGATTTAATTCAGAAATTCGCCAGTGGCGTCGAACAGTACACGGATGCAAACTTCAAGTTCAAATATGCGGATCAAAGCACGACCGAAAAGAACATTGACGTCTTTATGGAGCAGGAAGAAGCGGATGCGCATTACAAGTACGGGGTCAAATACCCGCATGGAAAATGCGTCGAGTTCGAAGCAAAGCCGTTCGTTCAGTTTGACGCAACGGGTGTCAATGCACTTGATACGTTCACGGTGGCAATGCAAGAGGTCAAGAATGTTGAGAAGAACATTGCGGCTCCTGCGTCGATTACCATGGTGGGCGCCACTCCGCCTGCTGGTGGTGGTTAAGCGTTCCCTGATCAACAACACTGAAGAGGCCGTCCGTTGTGGCGGCCTCGTTATTTTCTAATGGCGTAAATGGAGGAAGAAACATGCAAACATTGAAAGCGAAAGACAAAGAGATCCCTATGAGGATTTATTCGAGATATATAAAGATGGTCCAGAAGGAACTTCCGGAGGACATGCCGATAGCTCAAGCGGTGATCGAGGCGATGTCCGACCCTGTCGGGGTCGCCGTCCCATTCCTATGGGGCATTCTCCAAGACCGAAACAGCGATCAAATCGTCCCGATAGAAAAAGCATACGAGATATACGACGAACTTGTCGACGAGGGAAAGACAGCTGCCGATTTCTCGAGTATCGTCCTTGACATATGCCGAGCGTCCGGTTTTTTCGATCAGAGCGGGTACGCCGCCATGACCGCCTACATCGACAAGATAAAGACAATTCAGAAAAACGCGGCCCAGGGGCTGAAGGAACAAGCACTGGAGATGAAACCGAAGCCGAGTCCGAAGAAGCTCAAAGGAAAACCCTCGGCGAAATAGGGGAAGAGCTCTATTATGCCTGCCTCTCGCACGGCATGTTGCCGACAGACTGGGGACATCAGACATACGGAGAGAACCTCGATTGGCTTAACGCCGCCAATGAACGTGAAGCAGCGTCTTATGAGCGCATAAAAGTAGAAGCATGGCATTACGGTGTCGCTTTTCATGCTGCTTATGCGGCAGCCTGGTCAAATCAAAGCCCCTATCCAAAATCACCAGCAGAAATGTTTATGCCAAGTGGCGGCGAGCATATTCCTTCTGACCTGTCAGAAGAAGAGGTTAGGGCGCGCCAAGAGCGCATGTGGGATTTGGAAATGAACCGAATGGCAGCAGGGCTTGAGATCGCTGCCGCAAGACAACAGGCGGATCAAGCTTAGAGAGGAGGTCTGCATCATGGCAATGGATGGGACAGTCGTTGAAAAACTGATCGTTGAATGGAGAGCAGACTACTCGAAGCTCACTCAAGATATCGACAAGATCAAGGCAGAACTCGGAGCGGCAAGAACAGGAACAAAGCAAGTTCAGGACGAATTTCGATCCGGTGGGAAAGCAGCTGAAGTCTTTGGCAACGGACTGAATAGCATCATCGGAAAAGCCGCGAGAGCTGCTGCCGCGATCTTCTCAGTTCATAAAGCTGTTGGTTACCTTAAGAATTCCATTCAGCTTGCGATGGACGTGGTAGAGTCGGACTCGTTGTTTGAGACGACGATGGGGCGCTGGGCTGATTCGACTCGCAAATGGGCGGACTCGATGGAGCATAGCCTAGGCGTCAACGCCTTTGAGGTACGAAAGAATGTAGGCGTGTGGTACACGATGACCGAATCAATGGGTCTCACGGAAGAGCAAGCTCTTAACATGTCGAAGTCACTGGTCCAGCTCAAGTACGACCTGTCGTCCTTTTACAATATTGCTGACGAACGCGCAGAATCCGTCATCGAAGGCATGATCACAGGTATCACAGCGCCAGCAAAACAAATCGGTGTTGTCTTGACGGATGAGGTGGCAAAGCGTGAGTTGTTAGCTGCCGGAATCATTAAGCAAGGTCAAGCCGTTGACTCGACGACCATGATGTACGGTCGCTATCTTGCTCTAATGAAGCAGACAGAAACGGCACACGGCGACATGGCACGAACGATCGACAGCCCTGCGAACCAGTTGCGCGTCATGCAGGCAGCGTTGCGCAACGCGTCACTCGAAATGGGACAGGCTTTCTTGCCGATTGTCCAGACGGTCCTGCCTTGGCTGCAGTATCTCGCATCGTTTATCAAGATTGTTGCCAATGCCCTTGCATCTTTGTTTGGCGGAAAGGGTAGAAGCTCAAAGATGGGCGCTGACCAAGCTGAAATCACGACAGGTCTTGGTGGCGTAAAGCTTGGTGTCGCTGAGGGTGAAGAGGGTTGGAAGAAGTACGGGAACACAGCGGAGCAAGCGCTCGGCAAGGCGAAACGCGGAGTCAAGGAGCTTCAGGCGGCGATCATGGGGTTCGATCAGATCCACAAGGTAGAGGAAAAGAGTACCCCCGGTGGCGCGTTAGGTCCAACAACGCCTGATTTCGGGAATATTAACGCAGACATTGACAGCGTACTCGACGGACTCGATCAGTGGATCGACAAGACGACGGAGATCGACGAGAAAGTCCAAGGGTTTATCAACACTTTGAAGAATACTCCCATAGGCGCATTCGGCATAGCAATTTATGATGCATTCGCCGAAATCTACAACAGCATATTGAAACCGCTAGGTTCTTGGCTCATAGAGAACTCCGAGTGGACGATAGCAGGTCTTGAAGGCATTCTCCTTGGTGTTCTAGCGTTCAAAGGTGTGGGGGCAATCTTCGGCCCTACGTCGCCTATTGCGATCGCGTCTGGAATCATCGTAGGACTTGCAGGAGCTATTGACGGCTTCTTGCGCGAATCAATGCGCAAGAAAATGCTCGAGGATATGGCGACCCGATGGGGCGATATCGCGTTGAACGCTGGGCAAGTTGATCGGGTAATTCGGGGAGTTTTTGAGACGATGGGTTCTCAGCTGGCTCGCGATGCTTTGGTTAAAGCAGAACAGCTTGCAGAAAAATCGCAAGACTGGCAAAAGGCTCTGCAGGGAATAATGTCCGAGACATACTCCTTTAAGTTTGGCGTTGAGATCGAAGAAGTTAAGCGTGAAGATCTTAAGAAAGCTATAGATGATGTTATAGCTAAGGGGCAGGAAATTATTGCCGAAGCTAAATTCAATCTCCCAATAACCTTTGCTAACGTCAATCTCGGTGACGAAACGCTTGGGATACTTATGTCTGGTTATGACCAGATGGAGGCTGATTTTGTTGAAGTTGGTGAACGTTTGAGAAAGGCGTTTGATAACGCCATAGCAGACGGAATTATTACCGACGAAGAGTTTGAGCTGATCCGGAGGCTTCAATTAGAGATCGCCGAGATCATGCGTCGGGCGACTGACGTTGAGTCTCAAATAGCTCTGGAGCAGATCTACAAGAACCGTCCTGGTGTTGCATTTACGGAAGAAACCTTCCGAGCGATGCAACAGAAGGCGGAAGAATGGCTTCAAGAGCGATACGATACGGCTCAGGCGCTGCACATTAAGCAACGAGCAATAATTGAACTGAACCCGGATTTATCCGACGTGGAAAAGCAGGATCTATTCAAAAAGCTTGAGGATCACTACAACCGCGAAGAAACGCTCTTTCAGCTTCGGAACATTAAATTCCAAATGGACACCTTAAAGCAGAACTTTAGCGATGTTTTTGAGGGCGTAAAGCAGGGCCTTGCGGATATTGATGTTACTCAGCTAAAGCTTGGTGGTCCATACGGGTGGGATCGGTGGATGGATGCTAACTTCCAGATAGATAATTATAGAGTTGGTCAGCTGGAACAGCTCTTTAGGATCGATAAGATTGACGAAGCAGCGCGCAAGAACCTTGGAAGTTTTTATAAAGATTTGATGCCAACCAATGAGCGCCTCATGGCTCTCTATGAGTCAGCGAAGAAAGCCGGAGAGAAGATACCGGAGGGTGTTGCCGCAGGGTTAGTCAGCGTACACATGGTGGGTGCCGTTTCAGGAAATGCCAACTCTCTCATGTTTATGCTAGGTAAAAAGATGTCTGAGAGCCCTGAGGCACGTGAGTTGTACGAGGAAGCAAAGCGATCGGGCAAGAAAATCAATGAGCACTACGCCGCCGGCATGGAAGCTGGCATAGCTCTTCCTGGCGAGGTAACAGATGAGATGATTAACTTGCTCATAGGCAAGTTAGATGAGGGCGGAATCGACATCCTTGCGGAGATCGAGAAGCTCGGATATGAAATCCCAGAGGGACTTGCAAAGGAAGTCTCCAAAAATTCAGAAAAGTTCAAGCTGTCAGGCCAGATCTCCGCAAAAACTTGGTTAACTGCCTTCAAGGATTATCTTGGACGCAATCCTCTCAAATATGAGATGCGAACGAAGATTACCACAGACACAATAAAAGCCGGCACATACTTCACAGCCTATGCTGAAGGCGGTCTCCCGGAGATAGGCGAGTTCTTCGTCGCTCGAGAGGCAGGACCTGAACTTGTAGGACGGATGGGGTCTCGGACCGCAGTTGCCAATAACGATCAGATCGTCGCCGGTATTGAGTCCGGCGTTTTTAGGGCCGTGGTTTCGGCACTAGGCGGCGGGGGCATGCAAAAAGATTCCGGGAACACCTATGTCATCCCAGTCTATGTCGGCGGGGAGAAGCTTTATGAAGTCGTGTTCGACCGCGCCAAACGTGAAAGCATAAGGGCTGGCAGGCCCTTGATGGAGGGGGTGTAAACGATGGCAATCCTGCTGATTAAGATCGTAAAGGCCGATGTTGACGGGAATGAGACGGGAACGCCTATCACGAACATACCCCCTCCGTCTTCTTACGGCTGGAAGAAAATGGATTTGTCCGGGAAGAAAGCTGGACGGACCGAAGCCCACAACATGATTAAAGCGAAAGAGAAGGAAGTCCGGGGACTTGAATTGTCCTGGAGCGGTCGATCATATGCAGAGGCGGCTCAGATTCTGCAGTCACTAAATCACGAATATATGTGGTTGACCTATTACGATTTTCTGACAGGCACAACTGAAAGAAAACATTTTTATTGCGGTGACATGTATGTCAATAGCTTTATTGCGGTAAATGGCGGAATAACGGAGATCGTCACAGTCCCATTGATTCAAGCTCGACCTGACGCCGTCTAGGGAGGGAGGTGCTCATGCAAGCAATTACATCTACCTCCCTTAAAGACCTGCTACGAGGCGGAGCCGTACCTTACTCTCTCCTGATCTCTCCGGCTTTCGGCGATCCTATCACCGTAAC